TGATTGGTGGAGAAGATACTCTAGGCCATGAACCTGCTTCTGCTAGACGTTCTATTAATCTTATGCTTAAGGATTGGCAGAACAGAGGGATACTTCTATGGACAACCAATACAAGCAGTATTACATTATCTACCAGTGTTACTTCTTATAACTTAGGTAGTAGTACAATTAATGCTCTTGAGGTAGTCTTACGAAGAAGTAACTCAGACATACAGCTTACCAGAATTACTCCAGAGGAGTATCTCCTTATACCAGCACCTACTCAAAAAGGAAGACCTACTCAGTATAGTATACGTAGAAACAGAGACAATCCTGTTCTATCAGTCTGGCCTATTCCAGAGAACTCTACAGATACTTTACAGTTAGAAATAGTCAGTGAGATGCAGGATGTGAATAGATCTGCTGATCAGAATGCTGATCTACCTAAAAGATTTCTACCACCACTTACTTGTGGACTAGCTTACTATATGTCTATGAAGCGTCCACTGGTAGCAGATACAAGAATAGCAATGCTTAAACAAAACTACGAGGATATGTTAGCTAGAGCAATGGAAGAAGATAGAGAAAGAGCTTCTCTATATCTATTACCTAGATTAACATTTTATAACTAATGGCAGTAAATAGTAAAACTCTAGCAATGTGTGATACCTGTGGATTTACTTATCCACATAGGGTAATGCGAATGAATAGTTATGGTCTTTTGGTTTGTCCTGAAGACTTTGAAGGGCAATATGATTTAAAGAACAGTCCATTAAACAGAGTGCCGAATGTAAAGGATAATCCTAGAGTTATGAATCCAAGACCTGATGATGGTGGTAGAGGAATAACATGGGATCAATATGCAGAATGGATTACAATAGATCCTACAAGTCTTGCTCCTATCATAGGTAATACAACTTGGCAACTTGCAAATAGAACATGGGATGCAATATGACAGATTTTAACGGGAAACTTATATCTAATACATACAGATCTTTATTGACTGTTAATGCAAGTGTGACAGGTACAGGTGTTACTACTTCTCTTGTAGGTATACAAACAGCAGATGGTACTCAAACAGCTATTAAGATAGCAACTAATGCAGCACAGATTAGTGGTAATCTTGGGGTATCAGGTAATCTTTCTGTACAAGATAAAGTATGTGCTTCAGCATACTTTGGAGATGGATCAAACCTTACAGGACTTACAGCCTCTATTGGTGGAAGTATATCAATAACAAATGCTTTTATAGATGGAACAGTTACAGTTGCAGGAGCAGCTATATTTAATGATGACGTTTCAGTTAGTGGAGTAGTAAATATAGGTGGTAATACATCTGTAGGTGGAACTTTAATAACTACAGGAGCAGCTACGTTTAGTTCAACTGTTACAGTAGTTGGAGCTTCAGACTTTAAGAATGATGTCTCTGTAAGTGGTGACTTAGGAGTTAAAGGTGATGTATCCGTAGAAGGTAATGTATCTCTTGGTGGTACATTAGCTGTAACAGGAGCAGGAACATTCACAGGTAAAGCAGAATTTAAAGATGATGTATCAGTCTCTGGTAACTTAGATGTAGCAGGAAATGTATCTGTAGGTGGCACAGCAGTATTAAATGGAAATGTGTCAGTCAGTGGTAATGTTAATGTAAATGGTAATGTAACAGCTTTATTCTACTATGGTGATGGTTCTAATCTTAGCAATGTCGAAGCTGAATTAGGAACAGCTACTAATATATCTGTTGAAGGATTTATACATGCAGGTGGAAGTGTATCTGTAAGTGGACCTTTTAATGTTGTAGGAGCAGCTACCTTTAAGGATGATGTATCAGTAAGTGGTAATACAAACCTTAGTGGTACAGCTACAATAGCAGGAGCCGTAAGTCTTGCATCTAGTCTGAGTGTAGGTGGTGCAGTAAATCTTTTAGGTACAGCTACAATAACAGGAGCAGCAGGATTTCTAAGCACAGTTAGAGTAGCAGGTGCAACCTCAATAGAGGGAGCAGCTTTACTTAAAAGTACAGTCACAGTAGTCGGAGCAGCACATCTACAAAGTACAGTATCAGTTGGAGGTGCAGCTACGTTTGCTTCTACAGTCACAGTAGTAGGTGCAGGAACATTTAAAGATGACGTATCAGTAAGTGGTAATGTAGTTATAGGTGGCACAGTCACAATCAGTGGTGCTAATGTTCAAGCAGCAAATGCAAAGGTATGTGCTTCAGCATTCTACGGTGATGGTTCTAACTTAACAAACGTACCAACATCAGGTGATGTATCAGTATCAACCTTAAGAGTAACACATAATGCTTCTATAGGTGGGACATTATCAGTAACTGGAGCAGCAGGTTTTGCATCAACAGTTACTGTAGCAGGTAATGTAAGTATAGGTGGAACAGGAGTAGTAGGTGGTACATTCGCTGTATCAGGAGGAGCAATAGATTTAAGAACAAGTGCTTCAGATCCAGCATACATTAGATTTTATTGTGAGTCTGGTAATGCTCACTATGCTCAACTAAGATCCCCACCACATGCTTCTTATAGTGGTAATGTAACAATTACTCTACCAACAAGTACTGTTACAATTATAGGAACATCAACAACAGATACTTTAACAAATAAAACTTTTGCAGATGCTACTCAATTTGAAGATGCTGTAACAGTTGAAGGTGCAACACATCTTCAGAGTACAGTCTCTGTAGGTGGAGCAGGTACATTTGCTTCTACAGTAACAATAACAGGGGCAGCAGGATTCCTAAGTACAGTAAGAGTTAGTGGTGCTACATCTCTAGAAGGTGCAGTCAACATGGGAAGTACTCTCTCAGTAACTGGTGCAGTTGTTCTAAAAGATAATGTATCCATAGGTGGTACTGTTAAGATGGGTAGTACAGCAACCATATCAGGTGCAGGAGGCTTTTTAAGCACTATTAGAGTAGCAGGAGCTACTTCTCTGGAGAGTACTGTAGTCATAGGTGGTACTGCCACTATAACAGGCAATACAGGCTTCTTAGGTACAGTTAGAGTTAGTGGTGCAACATCACTTGAAGCTGCTGTAGTCATGAAGAGTACAGCTACAGTATCAGGTGCAGTAGGATTACTAACTACACTAAGGGTTGCAGGAGTTGTATCTGCTGAAAGTAACGTAGTCATAGGTGGTACTGCTACCATCACAGGTAACTCAGGCTTCTTAGGAACTGTTAGAGTTAGTGGTAATACAAGTGTAGGTGGTACATTTGCTCTTGCTAAGTCAGCAGCAGCAACAGTACATACAACAGCTATCAATGGAGTAACTAGTGTATCTCTTAACTTTGGAGGCGCACAAAACTTCTTGACAACTGTGACAGCAGCGCATACAATGGCAAGACCAACAAATGCTAGGGTAGGTCAAGTGGGAAGTATATTCTTTGTGCAGTCAGGTGGTAGTGGTACACTATCATGGAATGCTTGTTGGAAGTTTCCTGCTGGAACTGATCCTACCTTCTCTACTTCTGCTGGAGCAGTAGATAGATTAGATTATATAATAGCATCTGTATCTAGTGATGACACAGGTGAGAACATACAAGCAATCTTATCACAGGAATATAGTTAATGTTTCAAAATAATTTATTAATGGGTGCAGCCGCAGCAACAAGTGGTGGTACAAGTTTAGTATCAGTAGATAACTCTGCTTTGTTTACTGGTACTAATTATTTAGCAAGAACACCTAGCGCAACAGGTGTAGAAGAAAAGGGTACTCTTTCTCGCTGGATTTATAGAGACACACTGGGACATCAGTGTAGTGTATTTGCGGCTTATATAAGTAGCACTCAACTATTCCAAATTTATTTTCCAACTGATGATACCTTACACGCCTACAATTATTCTGGTGGATATGATTGGCAATTAGCTACAACGCAAGTATTCCGTGATATTGGCTGGTATCATATTGTTGTGGCTATAGATACAACTCAAGTTGTTGTAAGTGATAGAGTTATAATTTACATCAATGGAGAACGTGTCACTGCATTAGCAACAGCAAGTTATCCTAGTTTAAATTTTGTAAATGATTTTAATACAGCCAGTGTTCCTAATTATTTTGGAACATATGATGGTGCTGGTGGGAATGGTGGATTAAAAGGTTACGCTTCAGAAACAGTATGGATTGATGGTTTACAATTAGCTCCTACTAGCTTTGGAGCTTATGACTCATCTGGTTTGTTCTGGACACCTTTATCTTCTGATACTATTAAAGAATTAACATTTGGAACCAATGGTTTCTATCTAGCAAACGATCAAGGTGGAGCGCAGTTTGATAGTAGATATTCTAATCCTACAACTTACGTTCCAAACTCTGTTAATTTTGATGGCACTAACGATACGTTACAAAGGGGTGCTGACTTAACTGGAAACGCTGATACAAAAAATGCGATTATATCTTTTTGGATAAGACGTAATGGTGGAGCTGGAAGTAAACAAACTATTTTAAATAATTTAAATGGTCTTTTAGAAACGTACATTGGAACTGACAACAAAATACACCTAGAGGCTACGGGTGGTGGCTCTAAAAGATGTGACATAAATACAACTGCAACGATCTTAGTAGATGGTTCGTGGCATCATGTAATGATGTCGTTTAACGGAACTTCTCAACATGTCTATGTCGATGGTGTTTCAAGTAAAACAAGCACGACAAATGTAGATGCTACAATTGATTGGACGATGGACAATTGGTATATGGGTGCAAGTCAGACTCCTTCATACTATTTAAATGCTGATGTGGCTGATCTTATTTTTGACAATACATACCTTGATCTAAGTCAATCTTCTAATAGAGCATTATTTATAAACACAGATGGAGATCCTGTTGATCCGGGAAGTGATGGATCAACTGCCATTGTTGCTGGTAGTCCATTAATAGTTTTTAATAAA